CCCGCGGGCTTGAGGTTTCGCGGGCCGGGTGCAAAGCCGGCGGATCCTCCCGCAGCCGTCTCATGGCGGAGCGGCCGCGGCATAAGTCCGAAAAAAAATATGGTTCCCCGGCTGATTGCCGGTCTTAGTCCTCGGGCTGGCTGATGTCCTTGTGCCGCAGCCCGTCGGCGTTCTCGGTCAGCGGCAGCGCCTGCCGCCGCGCGTGCTCATCCGGGTTCCAGCCGCACCGCGCGCAAAGATACGGCGCGAGCTTTGCATACGGACAGGCATTGCCCTGCTTCGGCAGCCCGCATGCCTCGCGCGGGCTGCTCTCGTTTTTTTCTGGCATGCTAAACCTCCTGGATCTCGATCCCGAATTTGGACCGCATGAATTTGCGGTTCCGCAGGTACTCCTTTGTCCGCGTCGGCTTGGACTTCACATCTTCGACGACGAGCTTGCCGCCGAATTTGTACGAAAAGTCCGCCGTGTACCGCACTGCGCGGATGCGCTCGCCGGCCTCGGTGATGTAGCTCTCCTGCAAGGTGAACTGCGGCTGTAGGCGCAGATCGGAGATGATCCCGGCCCGAAGCATCACCATCAGCTCGTCATACCGCCGTGCCTCCTTCCGGCTGTCGAAGCGCAGCTCGCCGCGCGTATCCTTCCGGCTGCCGTACTTCGTCTTCCCATGGCTCTCCTTGTGAAGGGGAGCTGGCGCCGCAGCGCCTGAAAGGTCGCGCATCTGCCGCGCGTAAGCCTCCCGCATCCTCGGCGGCATGTCCGCCATGGATTCAAACCGCAGTCCGCTCATTCTGTAACTCCGTTTGTTCGCAGTTTTCCGGCTGTGCATCCAAAATCTGCGTGATGATACTCTCCAACTGTTCTGCAGCACGCATATCCCTCGCACCACGCTGCATACTTACTGTGCCTGCAGTCCTTGCACCGCACCACCTCCGCAACGTCGGCGGCGGGCTGACGCAACAGGAGCGTTTTTACCCGCTGCGGTGTCCAGTTCGGATTTTCCGCGTTGCAGGATTCAAAGTCTGCCAGCGCCTCCGCGCGCTTGATGTAATCAGTCATCATTTACCCTCCTGTTCCATGCCTCAACGGCTTGTTCTTCCGTGTCGTAAATATACACACCACCCAAAATCCCGCCATCGCACTCATAGCTTGCAATCTGGCATTCCGGATTTTCCTCATGAGCGTGGTGAAGCATAAAGCCAAGTCCACTATAGGGATGTTCTCTATATGCCTCATCATGTAGATTCCCTTCGTCATCGCACAGAACAAGGCTAATTTCACCGCCGCAGAACGGGCACGGTTTCAGTTCAGCCATCCTTCTTGCCCTCCATTTCCTGCAAAGCCCGCTCGACCTCCCCAATGTCAAACAGTCCGACTTTTATTCCGCTCGGCGTATTCTGGCCATGTGCGTACGCCGTCAGATGGATATTCCAGTGATCCGGTTTGTACAAAATTCCGTTTCTAACGATCCCAATGTCCGAATATCCCTTACACGGCAGCACCACCACGCGCCCGGCCTTGTCGGCTGCCAGCAGTTTTCTGATTCGTTCGGCTTTCGAGGTGTCCTCCGCAAATGCGGATTCGATGATAGTCTTGGCGTTTTTCACCTGTTCCGGTGTCATCCGTGTACCTAAATACTGCCGCAGCAACGGGCAATGCGCTGCTTGAACGGCCGTACAAAATCCGCCTGCAGCGGTGCAATTTCCGTTATCGGCGTCTTTGTATTCGCATCTCAAACAATTAACTGCTTCCATCAATATCCTCCAATCGCAAGTTGTTTGTTTTTGTAGCACTGGAAAAGCGTCTGCCCGGAATCGTTTACCATGTACGGCAGAAAAACTTCGTCCATTTGCACCATCTCAGATTCCAGAATCGCCATTTGTGCTGCTACCCAATCTTTGAGGATTCTCCAAGCGACGCGTTCTGCCTGATCGCGGCCGCATTTGACTTTCTGCTTCGCCAGCACAGCCAACACAGCATCGACGTTTGCCGGGAGACGGATTCCGCGCGGGCCGTCCGGGGTATCAATCAGGAAGGACAGCGACGTTATATGTCCGGAATCGTCATAGTCCTGCATGATTTTCCTCGCGCCATGCTTGACGAGCTGGGCCTGAATCTCGCCGAGCGTCGTAAAGACGTCAACCTTTGTCGTGTAATTCAAGATAGGCACCGTCAAACGTCTCCTTCCACATAGCGCCAGCTCTGCGGCGGGCGGGTGATGGGCCCGGGCGCAAGGCCGTATTTTGTCTGCCGCAGGCCGGTAAACTCCCACAGATCGCGCGGGTGATCGTAAACGCGCAAATCTGAGATGTGCCAGCCGAAGCCGGTGGCAGCTCCGAGATACTGGTGCAGCTCCGCAGGCTCTAGGCAGGTTGGCCGCGCAGCATCCGACGGGATCCTTCCCGTGCCGTTAATGTTGATGATCTCATCGCACAGAAATTCCCCGATAACCTTTTGCCGCTTATCCCATAAGCCAGTGGTCGGCGCTTTTTCCGTCTTTATGAAAACCGGCTTGCCGTGATACGTCTCTCCATAATTCTCATCGCCGTCTTTCATAATGGTGAGTAGCTTTTCCTCCGGTTTTGTGCAGTAGATATAGCACTTAAACGGCGTATCCATCTTCGGGCGCGTCTTGCGCACCTCAATGGTCTTCCGCCCTGCCATGATCTTCTCACACCACTCCGGGCGAATGCTGATCAAAACAGCTTTACTCATGCTTGTCTCCTTCCTCCGGCGCTTCCGGCAGCGGCATCCAGTGGGTGACTATACTGCCGAGGCAGTCCCGCATAGCTATTCCGTCATATCTTCTCCATGTATCCGCGCTCGTGCGGTACGCCTCGCCGACAAATACGCCGTCCGTAGCAAGGACGCGTTTTCCCGGTTCCGGCCTCCGTTCCTCCACGCTGATCCACTGCGGCACCTTCTCCCTCAGCGCCGCGTTCTCGGCGGTCAGGCGCTCGATGGCTTCGGCAGCTTTGGCCAATAAATTCTCTTGGCATCGCTGCTTATCCTCATGCATGGCGCAATCTTTGCACTCGCCCTCTGCGCAGCACCGCAGCGCCTGCACGATTTTCTTGCCTGTCATAGCGTGTCCTCCTCCATTCCTTCAAAAAACATTTGTCCCGGCAGCACGCCGTCCTCCAGGCTCCAGTGCAGGACGTCTTCGCCCGTCTGCCAGTCGCAGGGCAGCCCCCGCGTCTGCCGCTCCGCAAGCATCCTGTCAAACGCTCGGATATACGCGGCCTTGATCTTTGGATAGCGTGCAAACTGCGCCTTCCGGTGCTTGCCCGCCATTGGGCATCCGATACAGCCCACGCGTTTGAACCCGCAGGCGTAAAGCGGATTCATCGAGATCTTTTCTGCCGTGCAGTAATCCCAGATGTCAGCATCTTGCCAGTCAATGATTGGATTGATTGCTCGCGTCCCCTTGAGCTGGCAGTTTTCCATCAACATGCGGCTTTCGTCATTGTCGTTCATCAGCGTCAGCCGCTTTTCCTTATTCTTATGAAGCGCTTCCATAACGCCACGGGATTTGCGCTTTTGCGATTCGGCCCACCGGACGCCGGTCGCGATCCACCTCCCGCGGCCGCTGGTCTCTTTGAGCGCCGCGCAGCAGTAGCGCTTCAGCCGTGTCGGCGGGATGAGTTTGCGCGGAATCAGATTCCACATCGTCACGTTCCCGCCGTCCGGCGTCCGGTGCGTATCGATGTCGCATTTTACGCCAGCCAGCTCCAAGCGCCGGAAGGTATCCCGTACGTGCCATACGGTTTCCGGTGCGTCCGCCGTTGTGAGACTATGTAGGACCTCAAACGGGATCCCGCTTGCCTCCGCCAGATGCAGCAGCACGTCAGAGTCCTTGCCGCCCGAGTACGTGACCACCAGCGGCTGCTTGTACAGGCGCAGGCTCATATCCGAAGCCATCCGCAGCCGCTCAATCGCGGTTCGCTCTAAGTCCATTGCCGTCCTCCCTCCCCGGCGTCAGCTTCGCCAGCATGATCTGCCCCAGATCCGCAACGTAGACCAGCCGCCCGCGGCTGTACACCATCAGCTTGTCGCCCTGGATTTCCATCCGGTCGGCCTCGATGTTCGTGATATCCTGGCAGGCGTCACACACAAACCTCATACCAGTGCCCCCGGCCGGGTGTCCGGCGTGTAGTGGAGCTTGGTTGCGCGGGCGTTCTGATGGTACTCCGGGCGGGTGAATTTATAGCCCCAGTGCTTGGCTGCGGTGAAAAGGGCCGCATAGCCATCCTCGGCGCGGACGGTCACTTTCTGATCGCCATATGTAACGGAAAAGTGGTTCTGGCCGGTGTATCCAGCCTGTGCGATCACGGCGGGGCGCCGCGGCGCCCGCTCGCCGGGGTAGTCGATGCTATTTCGCAATGTGTTTGCGCCTCCTTATCTGGTTGTCGGCATGGACCATCTGCTTTCCCGCTGCAAGATCGGGCTGCAGGCTGTCCCTGTCGCGGTGGTTGACGTCGTAGATGTGGTTCCGGATGCTCTCGTAGAGCGTCCAGGTGCAGCACCCGGCGCGGCATGTGCCGCTTCGGTCCGGGCAGTTCCTGCCGCAGGGCGGCGGGATGGGCCGCATGCGCGGCGCAAAATAATCCACTTCGCTTCCTCCTGCACGTGCTGCAGCCATGCCGCGAGCGTTTGCAGCGCCGACTCGCGCCGTAGAAGGTCTTCGACCGTGTCCCGGTCGACGCGCGGCATGCTCTGCAGGATCTCCCTGTCATTGGCGCAGTCATCGGCAAAGGCCAGGACGGCGTCGATGATGTCGGCCAGCTGATCCGGCCGGAGCTCGACCGTGATCTTCGGTTCGTCCATCACAGGATCCCGTAGGTCGTCAGGCCCAGCGCGATCGCGCCGGTCGCGACGCATGCGTCGGTCATCTCCGCATACCCGGCGATCACCGCCAGCACAAAGGCCGCGCCGCCCAGCCACACGCAGCAGGTCTTTACCACCCGCCGCATGGCCTCCCGGTACCGCAGCTCCTCCATCAGCCGCTCCTGCCGCTCCTTGGTCTCTTCCTCCGGCTCATACCCGAGCCGCTCCGCAAGATTCGTTCTCATTTCTTCTCCTCCGTTCCGTCCTGTACACTTTCCGCCGCCTTGATCTTTTCCAGCACCCACTCGATATTCCTGCGCTCCTTCTCAATGCTCTCGAGCTCTTTCCCAATGGCTTCCCGCCTTGCTTCGCTGCCCGGCGCTCCCTCTTTGAGACGGAACGCATCCGCATCCATCCGGATCATGTTCCTTTCGAGTATCCACTTGAGATACAGCCATTCAGCCGTTGTCAGAATCAGCTTTTTCATGCCTTCGCCTCCTGCATCCGCCTGACGAGCCGCGCCAGACGGGCGTTTTGTGTCACGAGCTTCTGCGCGTCCAGGTCAAGCCCCTTTCGCTTGAGCCCGTTTATGATCTGCGCCGCCTGGCACTCACACACCATCGCCGCTTCGATCAGATCGTGCAGCTCCTGCGCATCCAGCGTCAGGGTGTAGGTCTTTACCTTCGCCATGGCTCATCCTCCTATCTCTGTACCATCCACCGTGCCAGCTCCGTGAGCGACACCGTGTATTTGTTTCCGATGTGCCGGGCCGGGAACCGCCGGTCGGCCAGCAGCGTCCGCCGGTCGATCCCCAGTGCCGCCTGGCATTCCGTGATCCCGATGGCCGCGCGCCCCGGGAACATATCGGTCAGCAGCTCCAGCTGCGGCCGGTATCCTTCCAGCTCTCTCGGCATAATGCTTTCCCCCTTGCCGTTCTCCCCTGCGCTGTGCTATCCTTGAAACTGGGAAGCGATACGCAGGAGATTTTTATGGAAAACTATAATTATTTGTTCCAGCTTGCCGGTCCCATTGACAAGCCCATTGAGATTTACTGTCCCGTTTTATTCAGAACGGAAACGGTCTGGTTCGTACCAGTTCCGTATTCTGACCCGCCCAGCTTTTGCTTCAACCGCTGTGAAAACTCCCCGAACAGTTCCGCCTGTCAGGATTGCCGCCATCGCGCGGAGAAAAAGTTTGCGCAGGTTTACCCTGATCTGTGTAATCTTCAGGCTCCGCGCTGATCCCAGCTTCTTCGCACAAAACCCGAATGCAGCGTATCGCTTCCTCTATCGTTTCCAGATAGCAGTCCTCGCCGTCCGGCCAGCCGTCTACTTCAAACTGCCGCATCGCCCCGACGCTGTGGTATCCGCGCAGCGCGCGCAGCAAAATCATGCTGCTTGCCGGGTGCTTCGGCTGCTCGTCGCGTTCCAGCGCTCTGAGCAGCGGATCGTCGATCCCGTGTACCCGGTTCATGCAGCCCAGTGCCTGCCGCATCGCCGCCGTATAATTGGGGACCAGTACCGTGCTCTCCCCGCACAGCGTCATCCTCTCGTTATGCCCGATCAGGCTCGCCATCAGCTTCGCCTTTTCCAGCTCCGTCATCCCCTCACGCCTCCTTCTTCTCGCTCTTCGCCGGCTGCACCATAGCAGCCATGCCCTGCATAAAGATCAGCGCCTTCTCACGCATTTCCGGCGTAAGCTTGTTGATTTCCGCCGAGATCTTCTCGGCCTGCTGCTTCTGCTCCTCTGACATTGATCTCACCTCGCTTGGTTTATTCTTTACTCATACGATAGCAGTCTTTAAGACTATTGTCAAGCATTATTTTATTCTTTAAGAATATTTTTTATTGACATTTATTCTCCGCCGTGGTAACGTAGTGCCAGAAAGAAGGTGAATCCATGAACACAATCAACGAACGGATCGCGTTTCTGATCAAAGATCAAGGCTTGACGCAGGCGAAGTTTGCCGAGATGTTCCACTTTGGTCAGTCTAATGTGTCCAAGATATGCAATGGGACGGTCACACCTACCGATAGCCTGATCGACGCCATATGCACAAAGTTAAACGTCTCCCTCGCATGGCTGGAGGATGGCGTCGGGGAAATGTATGTCCAGCGCAGTGCAAACGAAGAGCTTGCCCTACTGGTCTCGAACATCATGTCCGACGCGGATGACTCCTTCCGGAAACGCTTCATCTCCCTCCTGATGGCGCTCCCGCCGGAAAAATGGGCGGCGATTGAAGCCTTCGTCGAGGAATTGCAAAAAAATCCTTCGTCGAAAGACACAAAAAAACCCGGGAACGCTTGACCGTTCCCGGGTTTTTCTGTATCTTGGAAGAGGGTGGTATTTTTTATGCCCGAATCTACCTACTCGAAAGCAATGACGCTATGTGGCTACGTTTTTTATTGCATCCACAAGATCGAGGACGAGATCAGCAAGGATCCCGTCGTCCCAAACTCAATGCCTATTCTTTCTGCCGCATTCTTCGTTCCGCTGTCCTTTACTTCGCTCCCCCCGGATTCTGACATTGCTAATGACTTTTGCGATTGTGTCGCGGCTCGTCTCTTCACTCGGCGTCCTTCCGCCATAATGGACTTGTTCTTTACTTGCGCCACTGACTTTGTCAAGTGCTATGATGGCAGCCGTTCGTTCGAAAGCAGTCTCGATCATTCGTTGTATCTAGCCTTTGATACAGTCTATGATATTCCGTGCGATGAATGGTTTGATAAATACCGGCATTCTGTCCTCCGCATTGCGCATTCTATTTTGGCTTTTGCGGATGATCTCATCAAGCCTGATGTTCCTCCCTCTCCATCCGTCCCAGTTCCGGAGCCTAAGGCACCCTCGCAGTCTAACCGTACTGCATATTGGGTTGTGGTCGTTGCTGCTGTAATCGCCGTTATCGCTATCATCGTCGCAGTATCCTCGACGCATTCCGTTCACAACACTGCCACAGTTTCCGCAGCGTCCTCTCCTCCTATTGTCGAGCCTGCTTCAGTTCCTGCCGCTGCAATTCCGGAGCCAGAGCCGGATCCGCAGCCTGAGAAATTATCCCTCCCGAGAAACGGCAGGCATTATCCGACCTACGATTTTTCCCAAGGTGCATTGTCTTCTATATGTGTCCATGCGCCATCTACTTCGAACTGCTTTGTAATCATCAAGCGGTCATCGACTGGTAAAATTCTGGATCGTTTTTTCGTCCGCGCCGGCGAGACCGTTGATACCTACTGCCCAAACGGGACACTGGACATTTATTTTACATTTGGCGACGACTGGTACGGTCCCGACTATCTTTTCGGGGAAGATACCCGTTGCCAGGTTGATCGCGAAATTGAATTTTCGCAGACACTCTATTATGAGTATACGCTTTATCCAGTCTCGGACGGAAACTTGACTATGCCCACTGTCAGCATGGAAGAAGCCCTTTCTGAATAATCCCTGCCGGAACGGTTTCCCGTTCCGGCGCTTATTTTATGATGTGCCGCAGGAATCGCAGGATGATTTTCAGCTGATCCAGTGTGGCCCGCTCTAAAATGTTTTCGATCCGTTCCATCGTCTTTTCCATCTCCGTCTCCATTTCTCCACAAAAACCGCGTTCATTTTTTGTTAATCTTTGCCTCTTGTTCGTGCCTCCCAAAAGTTGTAAGATATAGGTAGGCGTCGCCCGCGCCGCTGGCCGAACAACGGCGCGGGCTTTTGCTTGCGCAGGCGACCGGGAGCCGTCTGTAACTTTAGGGTAGCCTGTCCACGGTAGACTTGTAAAGATATGACAGTTGCTTTTTGCAGTCAGACGTCTTGCTTTTTTGGGGGGAATGACATGTTTTGAAGGAAAAATTATCTGATTTATGCCGTGAGCAGAAGCAGACGATCACTCCGCACAAAACAAACCAGGACGTCGCCGAAAATACCGACCTTTCCGTCGGCACCGTCTCCCAGTTCTTTCGCGGCGACATCAAAAATCCGTCTGTTTACACGGTCGGCCCGATCTGCCGGGAGATGGGTGTCTCTATGGATGAGTATTTCGGCATTCCGCATGATGAGCCTGCCGAGCCTTCCGAGCCTCCCGATGCTGAAAAACTCCGTGCCGAGACCGCGGCCCTTCGTGCACAGCTTGCTCAGCAGCAGAAGTCCCTGCGCATGCACCGACTTGTGACGCTCATCCTCTTGGGTATTCTTTTGCTGTGTGCCCTTGCGCTTTTAGTCGACGTTCTTATCCCATCAATCGGCTGGATCCGCACATGAATAAAACCGCCCCGGCCCAGCGCCGGAGCGGTATTCTTGGAGGTTTTACGATGCCAATTCCCAAATACTACGTCAGGCCGGACGGCCTGCATGAATCCATCATCACAGTCAACGGCAAGCGCAAAGCGTTTCGCGGCAAGACGGACCGCGAGGTCTGGAACAAGATCAAGGCCTACCGCGCCGAAGCCGAGAAGCCAAAGACCGTCCCGTTCTCCGACGTCGCCCACGCCTGGTGGAACGAGATCGAGCCAACGCTTGCGCCAAATTCCCTGCGCAATTATTCCCCTGCCTATGAGCGCGCCGTCGCGCAGTTTGGCCCGGAGGATGTCGCCACCATCACAAGCAAAGAGATTGAGACGTACATCAACCAGTTTGCCAAGACCCACGCAAAGAAGACCGTTATCACCCAGCGCCAGATCATCCGGCAGATCCTGAATAAAGCCCAGCGCGAAGGTTACGTCTCTTTTAACGCTGCGCAGGCAGTTCTTCTCCCGAAGAACCTTCCGCAGAAGCGCCGCCACGCGCCGCCCGCTGATCAGATCCAGAAGATCAAGGACAACCTAAACGACGACTTCGGCCTGTTTGCCTTCCTGATCTATTATACCGGCTGCCGCCGCGGCGAGGCCGAGGGCTTGCGCTACGAGGACATTGACCGTGAGAAAGGCAGGATCTACATCCGCCGCAGCGTCTACCATACCGGTCCGACGCCCCAGATCAAGGAGCCAAAGACTGCCGCCGGCATCCGCCCCGTTCCTTTGCTCCCAGCGTTGGCCGCTGCGCTTCCACAAAAGGAGCACGGCTATATCTTTTCCAACGACGGCGGAAAAAGTCCGCTCCCCGGCTGGTTCGTCACCGACCAATTCGACGCCTACCGCAAGCGCACCGGCGTCACCGTCTCCCCGCACGAGATTCGCCACGGCTACGCGACCGCACTCTACGAGGCCGGTGTGGACTTCAAACTCGCTCAAAAATTCCTCGGCCACGCGCAGCTCTCCACCACCATGGATATCTACACCGACATCCTCGATACCCGCATTGATAAAGTCGCCGCCCAAATGGACGCGGCCTTTTAATTGCACCTTTTTACTGTGTCGGTCACTGTGTTCATACCCGTGTATTTTCGTGCTAGGATATGCTACGTCTTGCTACTTTGCAATTCTCGCAAAAGGTTTTGTTCAATCATAAATAATCCGTCTTTTAACTGCTATTCTAGCAAAAAAGATAAAAAATAAGACGCAGGAATTTAAATTCCTGCGTCTTTATCTTTGGTGGACCTGAAGAGACTCGAACTCTGAAAAAACACTGTATTTTCAATGTTAATTTGCAAACTGTGTTTATTCTGTGTCCAGTCCCTTTTCTGTGTTCTCAGCTCCTTGCGATATGCTCATAATACGCCATGAGCTTCTGTTCCGGCCCCGGGCCGTCTTTATCGAGCAGAAACGCCTTTGCCAGGGCGGCGTAGAACTCCGGGCGGTTGAGACCGAACTCTACGGCGACGGGGTAATAGTCCGAGTACATCATGTTCATGGTTACGCCCCACGCCCAGCGCGGGACCACTGGCGCCTGAATGCCCATGCTCTCGGCCACAGCCGTTGTCTGTTCCATCGTCCAGTGCGGTCCTGTCGTGCCGTCGGCGTTTTGCATGTTTGCTGCCCACTGCATGGCGGTCGCGCGGTCAAACTCGACCGTCTCCGGCTCGTCGTGGTCCTCGAGCTTATCCAGCCGGCACAGCAGATCTGTGACTGCTGCGGCCTGCTCGACCGTACGCATGGACACCGGGCACTCCGCGATCTCCCGCAGCGCAGCGTGGAGTTTGTCTTTATACGCCTGCATGATAGCACCTCATGCGAGCTTGAGCAGCCCCGTGCAAAGCTCGATCACGGAGCCTGCGGCCGTGCTGTCGGTCGTCGCCACGAGCGTGAATGTATGATTGACGCAGCAGCAGCACCCGGACAGCTCCAGATCCGTCTCCGTGTGGATCTCCGCATTGCCGGATGCCGGCAGCGTGACGCGCTTGAGCGTGCAGGGCAGCGCGACGCCGTCCATGTACCACTGCAGGGTCAAGACGCCCGCGGCCGTCGCCGCGATGACCGCATCTGCGGCCAGATGATACAGGCCGATCTTGACCGTGTCGTAGCTCTGCGGCTCGACCTGGATGGACGAACCGGAATTGACGACCTTTGCCCCGGCCAGCGTCAGCACGTTTTCGCTGTCTGCCGCGAGCAGTTGTGGCGCGTTATTAAAATATCGGACGCAGGATTTTTGATACGCCCGATTTCCATTGCCGTTATTACAAGCCATTTTCATTACTCCTTCCGTTTGGGCTTATGTGAAGGGGCATTATGCCCCGGATAGCTATATCAGGATGGGTCCGCGTCAGCCGCCGCAGCCGCACGGATTGCAGGGCTGGTTCTGGTAGTACCGGCCCAGCTGGCCGAGGATGTACTGCGACTGCATGTAGTCGTTGTTCGCTGCTCTGCTCTGCGCGAGCTCGTCGCGCAGACGCTGGTTCTCCTGCTGCTGCAGGAGCGTCCGGGTCGCCTCGCCCTCGGCGTGGATGGCCGTCTTGATCTCGCACGCGTTGATGCTGGAGTTGTAGTTGACGCCGTCGATCGCGCGGAGAATGTCGCAGCAGCACTTCTGCTGCACAGAGATGCCGCTCTCCGTGACGGACTGCAAATCGCGCAGCTCGCCGAGGATGTTGTAGGCGTTGTCCTTGACGGCGCTTGTGACGTCGTACGCGCCCTGACGCGTTGCGGCCACGCCCTCGTTGTTCTGGCGCTCCAGAGCCGCAAAGTCCGTTGCACGCTGTACGTCGGCCTGCGTCGCCGGGGCACTCTCGCCGCTGCCGCCGAAGCCTCTGCCCGCGAAGAGCAGGAAGAACAGCGCGATCAGGATGACAATGCCCCATCCGCCGAAGCCATAATCCTTATCCATGGTTTTCCCTCCTTTCTGGGTGGAATGAAATTTGATAGGCGCTTTCGCGCGGTATCACTTGCCGATCTGGCCGACGAGCTCGCCGACCGTCTTGTTTTTGTTTGCCTCGAACCACGCCTCAAAGCCTGGCTGCGAGGCCAGGAAGCTAAGCACCATCTGCGGGCTCTGCCCCTGCAGCGTCGTCTTCGCTGTCTGCAGCAGACCGTTCAGCAGCTTGTTTCCCCCGCCGTTTCCGCCCATCAGGGCCATAATCGGATTTTGCATTGAGCTTTCCCTCCAGTTCTTCGATTTTCCCGGCCATGCTCTGCAGGCCGGCCGTGATCTGTTTCAGCTGCTCCTGCAGCTGGTTTGCCGCCTTTTCCTCTTCTGTCGGCTCCGGGAAGATCCGGAACCGCGCGATGGTCTTGGCCGCCATGCTGTCCGTGCGGATGTAGTACAGCAGGTTCTCGGTCTCGTGCAGCGCGAGCGCGTTGTCGTTCGGCTGCATCTGCAGGTTGTTGATGCTGGCCTCGCTGGCCACGGTCAGCACGCCGAGCTTCGGCGGCTGCGGCGGCAGCTGCGGGCCCTGCGGCCGCGGCATGGGCTGCAGCTGGATCTGCTGCGCGCCGTCCATCTCCCAGCGGCCCGTGTACGGGTTGTACGCCATGCGGTATCGCCCCTTTCTGCTACCATTCTAGCGTTTCCCCGTCCCCGCTGGGGGGCATTTGTGTACCATTTGTGTACCATTTGTGGGACATGCGGGCATAGAAAAAGCGCCATGAGCCGTTGCTCATGGCGCTTTCTCTTTGTCCGTTTTCCCTACCAGGCGGCGGGCCACATTGTAGATGTGCGGCAGGCGGCGGGAGATGGTTTTGCGGTCGATGCCGATCTCACCGGCCGCGTCCATCTGCGGGAGCCTGCCCACGATATAAAGCTTCACGATCTGCTGATCGATCTGATCCAGTATGCCCTCATCAGTGACGCGCTCCCAGTCGCTGCGCGTGAGGTGTTCCAGCTCCTTCGGCAGAGCCAGCCGCGCAGTTATGCTTTCGTCACTCCCTTCGGCCCGCCGTCCGGGCAGGGCTTACTTCATCGCCGCAGCCAGCTTTTTCAGCAGATCGTCGCCGTATTTGTAATCGGCAAGATACTTGATTGTGCTGTCTGCCAGTCCGGCCTTTGCCTTGATTGTCTTCTTGGCGTCCTCGACGGCCTTGTCGACGGTTTCCGTGTCGTACTCGACCCACGGGAGCTTTCCGTGCTTCTTCCACACACGGCTGTTGTAGCCGCCCTTGACGCCGATGTTGCCGACGCCGGTGATCTGCACGCCATTATCCCAGATGGGCGTGCACTCAACGGCCAAGCCGTCTCCGATGTACAGGCCCCAGTGGCCGGGCAGCCACAGGCCTTCGCCCGGGACGAGCTTGTCCCAGCCGGTCGTAGACACGTCCCTGCACTTGGCGATCATGCCGTCGGCAGAGACATCCGGGACAGCGTTTCCAGCGTAGCGTGCGCCTCCGTGGTAAGCATTCTTGTTGCCGTTCCATCCCCACAGGATCCCCTTTGTGAGATTCACGCAGTCAAAGCCAAAGTATCCCTTTCCGATCAGCCCGCGGAATCTGGCCTGCTTTGCGGCGTCGTACCAGTCCGGGTATTGCTTTGCCTTCTCAGTGATGATCCCATCCGTGACCGGAGAGCCGAAGCAGCCCCACATGTACACGGTTTTGTAATTCTTTGCAACGTCGATGTGCTTTTTTACAAGCTCTGACGCTCTCATAACGTAACTCATGCCCGCTCACTCCCGTACAGCTCGTGGTGCAGCTGCAGCACGGCGGCCTCGATCAGCTTATCGATCGTTTCCACATCAAATTGAATGCCCTTCTCGGCGAGGAAATTCACAACATACGCTTTTTTCGCCGCGCCGTCCGTCGCGGTGTACAGCTGCTCCGCCGCCTTTACGCCGATCTCAACGTAAGTGCGGAGCGTTTGCAGCTTGTCCGCGTCGATCTTGGTTTTGAGCCACGGGATCAGAAACGCCGAGACGAGCGCGCTGATGAGCGCGATCACTGCCGAGATGATTTGTGTGTAGTTCATATGTATGCTCCTTTCAATCTTTCAGCACGATCTCTGCGATGCGTGCTGCCGCTTCCGGGCCGTATTTTTCAGCCCATTTATCCATGTACTTCTGCGCGTACTTCGCGCGGTTCTCGTTCTTTGCCTTCCAGAGATAGAATCCGCTGGAAGCCGTCGTTTCAGCCAGCACCGCAAGCGTGATCTCCGTCAGGTCTGCGCCTGCCGCGCAGGCGATGATGAGCGCGAGGCTGACGAGCGCGCTGCAGATCAGCCACTTCTTGCTAAACTCCATTGCGTTCGCATTGCGCCTCCAGCTGGTGCAGGAACTTTTTTACGTCGCCGTTCCCGCCCATCTTTTTATACTTCTCTCCGGCGATCAGGCGCTCGGCCATTGGCATTTCCTCTGACATGATGGTCAGACGGAGGATCGCCAGATACTGCTCGTCCTGATGCGTCTGCATCTTGTCGAGCTTTTTGTCGATCTCGCCCAGATGGTCGCTTTGGGAGTCTGCCCGTGTTTTCTTCTTCTGCGCTGCGCCGACGATGGCCTGAATGACCGTCGTCAGCGCGGACGAGCCGAGGACGGCGCAGATGATCGTGATGGTTCCAGCATCCATGTTTTTACCTCTTTTCTGTCTTCGCCTGCCACGTGATATCCCTGCCGCAGACGCCGGTCAGGCGGTCGCGGAGGTAGTTCAGCGCCGTCCCGACGCGGTTGAGGTCGACGGCATAGATCATATCCACATGATTAGAAACACCACGCTGCCGCAACACCATTCGTTTCGGACGCGACGTACCATTCTGCCGTACCGTCGAATCTAGTTCCACAGAAGCAGGTAGAGCTTCTAGCCCTCGGCGAACGCAGCCACCACGTCGTGTCGTTCTTTACTCGATTGGCCGCCGTCTTGTAATACTCATACTGCGTGCCCTCGCCCGCGTTAGAATGCGTCCGCGTGCCCTGGACCTCGATCTCCGACAGCAGGAACATTGTATCCTTCGTTGTGTTGATAGTCGAGTCGTAGCCGTCGGCTGCAGTCTTCTTTACTACTTCCTTCATTGCAGCCACGACCTCTGCCGGCATTTTCGATTTGATCGTCTTGAAACCACCAGTCGTCCGCAGCAGACAGTCTGCCCAGCCCCCGGTGTTGCTGTCAGAGTTATTCATCTTGTACTCTGTCGCGTAGCACGTGTGCATCTGGAACGTTAACGGAGCCTTGCCCGAACCGTCAGCGTAGTCATCGTGGTTCTTGCCGATAATGTCGATTGCGTAGGTCTTGTTGTTGATTGTCATGTTACATCTGTCGCCGACGTTCCATGTGTTGGGAACTTGTTTCTCTCGACAGGCCTTAATAATTGCAGCCCAGCTGTTATTTCCGAACACGGGGTCGACTATAGACAAGTCAACGTTATTTACTCCAACCACAACATCTGCCGTCTCTGTTGTGCCTGCTGTCGCTGCTGTTACCGTCCATGTTCCAACCTCGTCGACTATCAACGTGCAGTTTCCACTCGCATCCGCCGTCCCAGAAACCGTCTTGTTGCCCTTCGTAGCCGTAACGGTTGCGCCCGCGCTAGTCGTGACGACGATCTGCAAGTCGGGCGCGCCCTCGATGGCCTGCACCGCGCTCACGAACCCATCCGGGAACGCAAGCTGTGCGGACGTGCCGCCCTTCGTGCGGATGGCGTCCGCAACCGCCGTCAGGTCAGCGTTCAGCTGCGCGGAATCTACTGCTTTATCCAATGCCATCAATAGTTTCCTCCTGTCCATTCTGGCAGCGCGGCAAGCACGTCCTGCACCAGCGCGGCCTTATCCGCCGCCGTAAAGTAATCCGTCCCCTTGACAGGCGTTGCGCCCGCAGGCCCCTGCGCGCCGGGATCGCCCTTGTCGCCCTTCTCGCCGCGTGAAGGCTTTCCCGTGTCAGTCGTCCCGAGATACCAGTTTCCGTTCTCGCCGATCGTCGGCGTCACGCCGTCGGCGCCCTTTGCGCCGGTCTCTCCTGGGTTGCCCTTTTCGCCCGGATTGCCCTGCGGGCCTTTGATGTTGACGCTGTCCGGGTTTGTTTTCCCGCCGTCGTTCGTCCAGCTGAGCGTCCCGTCCGCAGAGACCGACGGCGTGAATGTCGTTCCTGCCGCGCCGGTGTCGCCTTTCTCCCCGCGCGACGGCTTCCCGGTGTCGGTCTCGCCCAGATACCAGTTTCCATTTGTGCCGATCGTCGGCGTCACGCCATTTGCGCCTGGCGCACCGTTGTCTCCGGCCGGACCCGTTGGTCCCTGATGCCCCGTCTCACCCTGCGGACCCGTAGGTCCTTGCGGTCCAGTCTCGCCCGGTTCTCCCTTCGCGCCGGGGTCGCCTTTGTCGCCCTTATCGCCTTTCTCGCCGCGCGATGGCTTCCCGGTGTCGGTCTCGCCCAGATACCAGTTGCCATTTGTGCCGATCGTCGGCGTCACGCCGTCGGCGCCCGCCGGGCCGGTGCTGCCCGTCTCGCCCTTTGCGCCGGGGTCGCCCTTTTCGCCCTTTTCGCCCTTTGCGCCCTGCAGCGGTCCGTTGTTGACCCACGCCTTCGTCACGCCGTCATAGATGTAAATGTCATAAGGTGCAGCCGCGCCCACGCCGTAGGCGTCGCCGACCTCCGGATTCTTGACCGACGCCTGCAGCGCGGAGACCGAGCCGTAATAGCCCTTGACGGTAAATCCCGTTCCCGTGTCTCCCTTCGGGCCGGTTGGGCCTGCCGGGCCCTGCGGACCGGTCTGCCCCTGCGGGCCGGTTTCTCCCTGCGGGCCAGTCGCGCCCGTGTCGCCCTTCTCGCCTTTCTCTCCCTTTTCGCCGGGCTCTCCCTTCGGGCCAGTGTCGCCGGTCGCGCCTTTCGGGCCTTCCGCGCCGGTCGCGCCGGTGTCGCCCTTCGCCCCCTGCTCGCCCTGCGGACCGGTATCGCCCTGCGGGCCCCGCTCGCCGGTCTCTCCCTTCGGGCCGGTCGCGCCGGTTTCCCCCTTGTCGCCTTTGTCTCCCTTCTCACCCTTGACGGTCTCGACGTTAAAGTCAAATGTCTTCCCGTCCGAAAGCGCGATCGTGTACGTTGCCGTCGTCCCGATCTGTGATTTCTTCGTGATCGACGTGATGCTCGCGCCTGCCGCGCCGGTCTCGCCCTTTGCGCCCTGCGGCCCCGTCTGCCCCTGCGGGCCAGTCGCGCCGGTGTCGCCCTTCGGCCCCTGCGGGCCCATGACCGAGCCAAGGTCTATCACGCTGCCGTCCGTCAGCGTGAACACCAGCCTCCCCGCGTCCGTGACCTCCACGGCCTTTACCCCGCGGGAGATCAGTCCGCCGATCGTCACTGTGATCTGATTCGGAATTTCTACCCTCATACCTGCTCCTTACTCCACGAATGCCCGATTCCCGCTCGCCAGCGTCGTCTTGTCGCCGTGCGTGTACCGGATATCGTAGGTGTACTTTCCCTTCGTGAATTTTGCCGTGACCGTCGCGTCGAAGTTCAGCGTAACCTGGTCATTCTCCACCTTCGCAAAGCTGAACGTGTGGACGGTCTGCCGCGTATCGTCCAGAAACACGACCGCCATGCTGTCCGTCGTCCCGATCGTGACGGCCTCGCCGTCCTGGTCCTTCAGGTCGAACCGCAGCACGATCGAGAACGTGTCTCCCTCGTACCATCGCAGTACCCCTTTGTCGATCCTCGGGCTCGGATAAGCCCCCGGAATTGGCGTCGCCATACCGCATCCCTCCTTTTCATCCAGTGTAGCAGACCCCCGCGCCGGATTCACCCCACGCGCAGCGCAACTTCCGCTTGCCATTCCCTCCCGCCGGTGCTATACTGGTTCCATCAAATACAAGGAGGCTTCCCCATGCTCGACGAAAAAGATATTGAGAAAATCCAATCCATGATCGACCAGGCCAAAGACGACATGCTCAAGCAGTCCGCAGCCAACACCCGCGTCATCATCGAGAGCAGCGTCATGAAAAAGCTGGACCTCCTGATCGAAGGCCAGCAGTCTCTTCTCGAGACCCTTGCGCCGAAGAGCCGCGTCGAAGAACTCGAAGAAGAGGTCTCCTTCCTCAAATCCGTCGTCCACCTGCACAGCCAGCGCCTCGCGGAGCTGGAAAAAGCGCAGTAACTCCAAAACCGAAGGCCGGGGCATCCGCCCCGGCCTTCTTGTTTTACTTGTCCTTCTTCTCCTTTGCGGCATCCTTCACCCATTTGTCGATATCCTTGGATTTCTCCTTCCGGTTGAAGCCCAGCGCCGCGTAGATCTCGAGCAGCTTCTGCTTGAGCTTTCTCCGCTCCTCCGGCGTTGCGGCAAGGTACTGCTCCTTGTACGCCGTCGTGACCTCCCTGCTGAGATCCTTCGCCTCCTTCCCGTGCTCGAGGTATTCCTTCGCTGCCTCCTTGACGTCGCCGCCCGCCTCGATCGCGTTCAGGAAATCGTCGTACATCTTGTAGTCCTTGTCGTCCGCCTTCCGGATCCACTCACGGTACTTCCAGTATGCGTCGTCCTCGTTCTTGGCCCAGTCGTTGGCGACCATCCGCTGGATGGCCTTCTCCTGCGTGACCGTCCCGGCGACCGCCGCGTCGCGCAGCTCGTCCCGGTTGTGGTTGTCCTCGGCCTCCGCGAGGTACTTCTTCATGAAGTCGATCTTGCCCTGCTCGTCGAGCTTGTCCATCTCCTTCTGCTGGTCCTCGTTGGCGAACACCTGATAGAAATACGCCGTCTTTGCCGTATCGCTGATGCTGTAGCTCTTGAGCAGCATCTTCTTGTCGTATCCCTTCTCGACGTTCTTGATCGCCTGCACGAACGTGTAGGTTTTCCTCTGGTCCTCGCCGCCCTCCGTGATCGCCTGATAGGCTTTCGTCTCCTTGACGGACAAAGACTTGAATCCATTTTCGATCCAGTCCTGCGCCTCCTGCGTCGCCGTTCTGCCGAACAGCACGCCCTGCGCCAGTTTCAGCGGCACATCGCCCGGCCGGTCTGTGTACGTCGGATACTGCAGCTGCTGCTCGCCCTCGTTGTTGAGCTTGTATTTGCCGCCGTTCACCACGGACATGATACCCTGCAGGCTCTTGCGTACCTGCCCGCCGCCCATCGGCAGCGCCGCATACGACAGCGGCTTCGAAAGCTCGTCCACCAGCACCTGCGCTTTCTTCTTCGTCGCCATGTCCTCTTTGCTCGACAGCAGCGCCTTGTTGACCTTCTCCATATCCGGGAAAGCCGAAATAACTGCAATGCGGTTGCCCTGCAGATCAAGCCCCATCCATTCGTCCAGCCCGAACATTGCCAGCAGCTGCGTGTTCGGCAGCTCGTCGACCACGCGGCTCGCAAAGCCCTTCCATACTTCCTCCGGCGTCTTCTTCTCCGTCGTATAATCCCAGTTCTTCGGATTCACGCCGTACTCGGCCATCGCCTGCCACGTGTTCGGCACCTTGTACCCCGACACGTCGCCGACCGTATCGTTCAGCATGTCCAGCGGGTCCAGTGCCGGCCGCCTGCCAAAGATCGCTTCTGCCGCCTCATTATAGATCCACGCGCCGATGAGGAATTTCAGCAGCGCCTTCGCCAGAGCCAGAACGCCCTTCTTCCGTTCCTGCGGGACCATGTCCTTGAAGATCCAACTCAATTCGTTGTTGACCTCCAGCTGGAACTGCGTGAACATCTTCACGATAGGGCTGCGCACCGTGTACATGAGCGGCGTCGCGCCCTTGCTGCGGTCTGCCATGATGCCGGACGCGAACTGGTCGGCTTCCTCCAGCGCGCTCTGCTGCGACATGCCGCGCTGCATGTTCTCGATCACCCTCGCCCGGACGATGGACCCCGTCGTAAATCCATCGATATGCTCCATCACCCAGCCCGCGATCTCGGACGCCTTATCCATGTTCGACTGCGAAAGTCCGTGATACCCGCTCCGGTTGTTGATGAAAACCGACTGCTGGTCCAGCCCGTCCGCCTGCACGTAGTTCGCCAGCGTGTACCACATGCCCTTCATCATATTGACCGTGCTCGTCTGCGCCCACGCCTGCGTCAGTGGGATGAAGTTTGTGACCGCCGAGCCGATATTCGCCGCGACCATGTTCGCGCCCACGCGCTGCTGGGCCTTCCGCATGAAGTTATAGATTTTCTGCGGGATGATCTCTTCCAGCTTCCTGTCAAGATCCGTGCGTTTCCCGGCTAGCACATTCGTGTACTGTGTCAGCCATGCCGCCATGTGCGACATTCTGAACCGTCCTGTCTTCGAAAGCTCATCGATCAGCTGCTGCTTCTTGTCCGGGTCAAGCGCGTTATTTGCCTCGATCGCGTCCATCTGACGCCGGATGCCTTCGTCGCTCGCGCGGTAGCGGATCTGCGTCTCCAGTGCCCGCATGCGCTGCACATCCTCCGTGTGGAAGATCACGTCGCTCGCCGTATCTAGATACAGATCAAGTCCCTTGATCGCATTGTACGCCGTCGCGTAGCCCAGCCGTTCGTTGGCATTCTTGAAATACCGGATTCCCGGCCGGAATCTTGACGTCAGCCCGTTGATCGTCGTCGGCAGCGGTGAGACCGTCCCGGTGAAGCCCAGCTCCCGCCCAAACCGTGCAAGAATGCTCTCCTCATTTTCCGTGAAGTGTGGGAAGTACCCGCGCCGGTAGGAGACCGGGTCATAGCCGAACTGCACGCGCACCTGGTTTATCATGTCGAGCAGCTCATCATAGATCTTATGGAACTCCGTGATCGCCTTGTCGATCTTTGCGAAGTCCATGTTCGGGTTATCCGCTTTCAGCTTCTGGATGACAGCCAGCCATTCTTCATAGGTCTTGCCGTCCTTCTTCGCCTCCGCGTCCTGCCCCTTCAGCATCTCCGCGTTCTCCTGTGCCTCTCCCAGCAGCTGCACGGCGTAAGCCTCGGAGTCTGCGTTCCCTCTCATGACCTTCTCGCTGATATCCAGCTTCTTGACCCGCTCCTGAATTTCAAGAATGAAGTTCTTCCGTGCACTCTCGTTCTGCTTGATCTTGTAGATGTACTTGTTGCTGAACTCCTTCGCCAGCACATCGCCGCCCGGGATCTTCCGCATCACGTCCGCGAAGTTTCGTTCCGGTGTCTCCGTGTTGTAGCCCCAGCCGGACCCCTTGTCAGCCCACTGGTCAAACTTCGCCGCGTCCAGATCCGCGTCCACCTCGTCAAGCATCCGCTGCTTGTTCTGCATGCGCCATGCCCGCAGCGTCAGCATCCGCGCGTCATACGCCGCTTTCGCCTCATAGACGTCCAGAATGCCCTTGCTGTTTTTCATCTTCCGCACGGCTTCCTCGCTGATATCTCCGCGCAGCAGCGCGCCGACGATCTTCTGGTCTTCCGCCGTCAGCAGGTTCTTGTTCATAACATACTGCACACGCCCACGGAGCTTCTTGACCTCCTTGCTGAGTTCCAACGCTTCTTCTGCCGACTGCGGGATCGCCAGCCCCAGCAGGTCCTTCGCCTTCTTCTGCCGGTCGAGATACCGCTGCGTGACCCGCAGATCTGCGGCAAATTCCTTGACCGCATTCCTCGCGTCATTTTTCGCCCAGTCCAGCCGCGCATTCGTCGCTCTGGCCTCGAACACATTCTGCTTGACCTTGCTGACCTCTGCCGCGTCCACGCCCTCGTAGCCCTCGATCCATTCGCGCGTCTGCCGGATCCCTTCGGCGACCTTATAGATCTGCATGATCTGTGCGCCCGCCGTTTTGTTGCTCGCCGGGAACAACTGCGGCGCCTTCTTGTGGAGCGTCCAGTAAACGTCACGCACCGGCATTCCGTCGTCCCTGATTTGCAGGCTCTTCGCCGCCTGCTGCCGGAACTGATTCCAGTATCGGATATCCTCTTTGTCCTGCGCCGGAATGGAGATCTTCTGATTCTCGATGAATTTCAGGACCCCCTTGTACTCCTCATAGTACGACCGGTTTTCCTCCATGCTGATCTCCGCCGCCGCGTCGACCAAATCGCCCACCAGCTTATTGTCCAGCTCGCCGGTCTGCAAAAACTTCCGCACGATCTGCTCCGTGAACGGCTGCAGCGTCTCCCGCTTCGCCTCCGGCGAAACGCCGAAGCTCCCCGCGATCTTCGCCAGCAGGAAGTTTTCCGCCCGCCTGGTGTACTGCGCCGCCTTCTCCCCCATCAGATCCCGATACCGCCCGTCTTGCGAAGAATACCGGATATCCGGGTTCGTTAGGCTGAAACTTCCGTTGTTTGCAACCGCGGACTTCACTTGCGCAGAATCAAACACAGCCCATGCCTTCACGCCGTTCTCAACCGCCTGAACCCCGTCGTATCCATGCCGTTTTAGCATCTCTACCATCCCCGGCGTATTGATCACCTGCCACATGAGCTCCGGCTTCCCCGCCTGTTCCCATACGGCTTGCAGTTCGCTAGGTCTGATCTGTAGCCGCTTCGCAAGATCCACATAATTCCCGCTGTATCCGCCGTCAGTGTTTCCAACATGCGCCGGATTCTCCACGCGAATATATGCCGGGATAATACGATCGACGTTCCCTGCGTAGATCGATGCCTCCGGCAGAATTCGCTCAACGCTGCGCGTCGCAGTGGAGTATTCTTCCGCGTACTTGATGTTTGCAGTCAGCCAGATCGGTTTCCCGCCTACATCAAACTTTGTAAATTTCGCTCCGGCACCGTGGAACACCAGCAGTGGCTCGCCTGTCGTGTTCGTTGCCTTGCTGTCTGCGAACCAATCCCGGAACGCTGCCGTCTTCGTCTTCTCCCGCTCATCAATCAGTTTCTGCATGAGCCTTGGATTCCGCAGGAAAACGGCGTCCTTAAACACACCGCGCCCGCTCCCATCGTCCAGCATCGCAGAGACGGTCTCAAGGTTCTGTTTATCCCGCTCCGACGCCTGCCGCGCGCTGGCAGAGAACCGGATATCCGGGTTCGTCTTGTCGAACGTCCCGATGTTGTCCGTAGCGGATTTGATCTGTGCGGAATCAAATACAACATAGAATTTGTCGTAAGCCAGATCTTCTTTGCTTCCATCATATTCAAAAATCACGCCGTCGTGCCCATGTTCTTTGGCGTAGCGAATAAACGGTGCTTCTGCAATGTTATCCGTGAATTGTTCCGGGGACAATTTCACCGTGTACGGATTCTTCATCTTGAGATAGGCTTCAATGATACGGGTTCCCCTGCGTTCATCTGCCATGCTCTCTGCATAATCCCTGCTTTCACTGAAGAAGTACGCTCCGTTCTCCTGCTGGAAAGTGTTAAATTCCGCATTCGTCCCGTGGTACACCACTTTCGGTGTTCCGTCCTCATTGACAACCTTGCTCGCGTTTTCCGGGTGGTTCTGCCAGTCGCCGAACCAACGCTTGAATTGTTGCGATTCTGTTACATTTTTCACGGACATATTGATTTTTGAGTCTAGCTTGCGTACAATACCATCAGAAGAAGCTGCGGCTTTCAGCCGTTCGGGGAATTGGACCCCGGCGCCTAGAAGGTTCACGGCTTCTTTTTTTACATAAAATACGCTGTTTTCTCCTGCGTTGAACTGGGCGATCGCTTCATTTACAAGCGCTGTTGTGTTTTTTTCATAGGCGCTCGAAATTGCATTCACGTCCATTCGGACGCCGTTTACCGTCCGCTCCGCCGTTATCGCGATCGGAACCACCATGGAATTTTTCTCTGTTCCCACATCTACCAGTGCAACAATGCTGTGCGTACTCCGAAGCCGTGTGGTCTTCGTGTCCACATCCTTTGCCGCGATTACCATGACCGGGTCGTTCACAAAGTCCATGATGTCAGCCACGACAGATTCGCCAAGGCCATGATAATTTGTTCCTCTGCGCCGTTTCCCGTCTGCAGCCGCCCCACTTGCCGTCTTGGCCATAGAGTACACATGGCCGCCTCCGATCACAAACGGAAGATCCGGCATTCCGAGTTTTTTATACACCTCCGGCGTATATCCAACCAGTAGGGCATCATTTATTTCTTTTTCTCCGTTTAGAATTTCATGTACGTTTTTCTTGTATTGATCTGCAATTTCCTCTTGCGTTCTCGCATGTGCGCTTTCTTTGTTTTCCGCTTTCCCTACGCTGTACTTCGCCGGCGGCGCTCTCGCGCTGCCGGATTTTTTCTGCCACTGGCCGACCTCCATCTTCACGTCCGCGCGCAGCTTGTTCGTGCCGTAGTCCGTGCGGTTCATGCCGGCGTAGGTATCCGCGATGATCTCCTCGACGTAGGCGTCCGTGTCGTCGCCGTAGATCCCGGCGTATGCGTCCACATAGCTCTCGATCATCTCCTTTGTGATCTTGCCCTCGCCCAGCAGCCGCTTCTGGATCTTCGCCGCCATCTCCGGCCAGCGCTTGACGAGCAGGTGATATCCCTCGTGCTTCGCCAGCTCGAACGCGGAATATTCCTCGCTGTCTGCCCGGATGAGCACGGATCCATCCTCCGTCACGGCGGCATCCGCATAAAACGTCTGCCCATCGATCTCCTGCGTCAGCTGCCCGGTGAAGAACCGCGCGTCCTGCACGCCCATCGACCGGAAGAACTTTTCCGCCGCCTGGATATCCTCGCTTCTGGCCTCTTGTCCCTTCGGCATAACGCGCACTTTTTGCGCATTGTTCTCTCCGAAACCGAGATCCGAAAGCGTTACTTCATCCCAAGCCTTTGCGAGATCTCTTGCACCCTGCGCTCTCTTTCTTCCGGCGTCAGCTCTTTGCTGCTGCGCTGTGCTTTGGCGAACGCCTCCAGCCTGTCCTTCGGCACGCTGACCAGCCTGCCCGACTTGTCCTTCATCAGTAGTCTCGATACTGCCATTGTTTACCCCTTTCTGCCCTGCGGCAAGGCCCGCTCGATAGGCGGCTGCCGCCACGTCCTGATTCATTCCTTCGGCGTAGCGCATCGCCCGCTGCTCACTCGCGCCGAGCCTGCCCTGCTCATAGACCTGTCCGAAGCTCTGCGCATACTGCTCCGCCGGCATGCCCGTCGTGTTCCCGTTCAGGAAATACGCCGCCGTCTGCTCGTCGTAGCCCGCTCTCTGGGCCTGCGTCTGCAGATACTGTTCCTCCTGCTGCAGCGCGGCTTCATCGAGCGCCTGCTCCGCGCCCGCCGTCTGCTGCCGGGCGTACTGCACCGGATCCAGCTCACCCATACTCTCCGTTCCTGGGATGGGTGCAAATAAGCTGTCCTGGTTATACTGCTGCTGCGCCGCCTGCTGGGCCTGCTGCACCGCCTGGACGCTCTGCTGTGCACGATTCTGCTCCTGCTCCTGCTGGTACTGCTGCGCAAGCCTCTGGTTCTCCTGCGCCGTCTCCGCCGCGCTCCTGTAGATCTGGAACGTCTTCTCGTCCGCCTCGGCCTGTGCCTGCTCCTGCCGGGCCTGTTCCTGCAGCTGTTCGAGCCTGGTCAGCGTCTCCGGCACGCGCGGCTCCTGCCCTTCGTCCACGGCCGCCTGCTGCTCCTTCGCCACCTCACGCAGCGTGTTCTCCACGGCCTTCTGCGTCACCTCGCCGCCATCGTCCACGGTCTGCTGCAGTTCCTCGGCCAGCTGGTGCGCCTTCGTGCCCTCTTCCTGCGCCATGCCATAGTCGATGACGTCCTGCACTTCGCCCGCCTCTATGACAGCTCTGGCCGTCTGCGTGACGTTTGCCTCCAAAATCACGCGGTTCACGCCCGCATACGTCCCGGACATGGCAAGGCCGGACAGGCCGCCCGCGAGGAACGAAAGGCTGTCTTCTTTTGCGAAGTCTCCGACCATCGCCGCCAGCGCCTGCACCGGCGTCCTGCCCTCTGCGATATAATTTGCGTAGGCAGTCATGACCTCACCCCGGTCATGCTTCGCCACCACGTCATACGCACGGTTTAGCCAGTTGGACGCGATCTCTTCCGCGCCTTCCGACGCGAACGACCGCAGTGCCTTCCTCCACACGGCCTTCCCGCTCAACATGTTCTCGATGATATCGCCCACAGAATACTTTTCCGTGAAGCCCTCGATCGCGCCCTCGACGATACCGTCGACCAGCGCGTCCGCGTTGGACTTGCCGCTCTGGATCCCCTCATACACGGAATCCGCCGCGACCTGCGAGCCCATCACCCAGTTCATGGTCTCCGCAACCGCGTCCTTCGCGCCAGCCCCGGCCGCACCGCCGACCGTCCCGACGAGCCCCGTCGAGACCGCCATGTTGACCGCGCTGTCCAGTGCCGACGTGCCCGCCTGATAGAGGAACTGCCCCGTCGGGTTCATATTCTGCATCACGCTCTGCCGAATGCCGGAGGACAGGCGCGACGCGTTGTACGCCGGGCTGTATATGTTCGTCGGCATATCCTCATTTTGATAGCCGCCCGCCCACTTCGGCAATACGCCACGCAGCGACTCCACATTGCCCAGTGCCTTCGCCGGTGCTGCCACCGCCGAGAAAAGCGTTCCCATGATCGGCGTCTGCTGCCCAATCTGTCGCGCCGCCTCATCAAGCTTCTGCGCATTCTCATAGTCATCCAGCACCTTCTGCCATTCCGCCAGCCGCTTGAGCGTGTCGTCGCTGTAGCCTTTTTCGTTGAGTGCCGTCTTCGCGTCGTACTTTGCATACGCCCGCACCTGATATCCGTTCAGTTCCTGCCCGCGGTACTGCCGGAGCAGATTCTGGTCTTCCTTACTCAGGTTCCCGATCGCCTCCTGTGCCCGGGCCAGCACGCTCTGGCTGTCGACCTGCGCCTTGCGCTCCTTCAGCGCGTCGATCTCGTTCTGCAGCTGCGTCACGCTCTTCCCATTTTCCGAAAGCCCGGTCCCGGAGAAATGCGTGTCCGCCTGTTCGATCTCCAGCGCCTCAATCTGCTTGTCCAGCTCCTGCGACGTCCGCCGCATCCCGCGCACCTGATCCCGCTGCACGGTCTGCGCCGCTTTTGCACGCCGGTTCTGCGCATCCACGTCCCCCCGCTCCTGCTGCGTGGCCGGCGCAAACCGGCCGGCCAGCAGTGCGCTCTGTCCCTGCAGCGCCAGCGTCCCAAGCTTCAGCCCCTGCGCCGCCTCCACGCCGCGCAGATAATTCTGGTACGTTCCGTACTGCTTCTGCATGCCAGACGACCGGCTGTATTCCTGCTCCGAAACCTTCCCGTCGGTCTCCGCCCCCGCATTCTCCGTCTTCTTCTGTCCGCTCGCCCGGCCCTTCAGCGCGGCCCCCGGCTCGATCTGCGCAAGCTCCGCCTCCCGCACGGCGTTCTGGTATGCCATAAACGCTGCATACTGCTTATGCAGCGGATCGTCTACGGTCGTCTGCGTGCTCTGCGCGTTCTTCCCGTAGTCCGGGTTCGGCAGGCCGTACTTGCTCGCGATCTGGATCTGCTTCTGGTTCAGCGTGATTCTTCCGCCGCGATAGGCGGAGGGAGCCTGCTGCGTGCTGGCTCCCTGTCCGCTGCGGATGCTCTCTGCAATCCGCTTTTGTTCCTCTGTCAGTGTGATTCGTCCCATGCTGCCCTCCGTTACCGCTGCCGCAGATATGTCGCGCCGTAGTATTCCAGATATGCCTTGAACGTATTGGCCTCCAGCGCATTGTAGCCCTTGCTGTTGAGGTAGTTATCCAGCGTCCGGCTGTCCAGATATACATTCGGGTTCTTCGCCCGGTACGCCTGCGCCGCTTTTGCAAGCGTGTTGTTCTTCTTGTCGCTCAGCTTGGAAGATGAACTGCTTCCGCCGCCTCCGCCGCCGGATTTCTTCGCCGCAGCCTGCTCCGCCGCCAGCGCCTGCAGGTAGGCTGCGTTCTCGTTGTTTGCCTTCTGCGCCCAGTAGTCGAGCATCGTCGCCCACTGGCTCTGGTCCAGCGACCGTTCCGAGTTGTACGCGCTCCGCGCATCCGAAAGATCCGAATAATAATCGCTGACCGTATCCCGGTACCGGCCGTAGTCCGTATCTTCCCGGCCCTTTACGAGACTGTACTGGTTATAAAGGTCCGTCCCCTCATCCTGATACCGCTGATATGCCTGCTGCTGCAGCTGCGGCACGATGTCGTTGAGGTTCTGCAGATACGCATTGTACGCCTGCTGCCCCACCTGCTCCCCGTAGGTTGAGCCATAGCCGCCCGTGAGTGCCGCCGCCTGCCCCATCGTGTCCTGCATGGCCAGCCGCCCGAGCCGCTGGTATTGCTCCCTGTACTGCTGGTACAGAGGATCCGTCCCCATGTCATAGCTGAATTTCTTCCGGTTCCGGATCTGGTCATACAGGCTCGTCAGCTCATCGTCCCAGCGCGATTGATACGCGCCCGGCTTGCTGGCCTTGACCTGCTCCAGATACGCCTGCGCCGCCTGCACGCTGCCCGACGGCGTGTACCCGCTCTCCAGCCCGTTCAGCTTGCTTCTCGTGTAGTCCGACACGCCGGACATGGTGTAAGGGCTGTTCCTGGTCTGATAGCTGCCGCCGTAGTTCCTCGTCGTCTGGTTCTTGTTCACCAGCTGCGACTGGTAGCTGCCGTCCGCGTTCACGCCCGTGATGCGGTACGTGCCGCCGCCGGTCACGACCTCGTCGCCGGTCGAAAGCCCAGCCGGGGCCCTGCCGCCCGACTCTACTCGATATACGCTCATAGTCTCACCGCCTTAAAGCTTGAAATGTGTCGCGTACTGCTTCGGCATGTACGCCTGATTGTAGGCATTGAAGTACCCCTGATAGTAGCTGTTGTACTTCGCCGCCTCGTTTGCATACTTCGTCGTCTCCCCGTTGGCGTCGCAGATCTTCATCCCCAGATACCAGCGGTAGATCTCATCATACGGCCACGGGATCAGCAGCTCCGTTTCCAGATCCACGTCCTCCCCGTAGCCCGTAAACGGCTCCGGTTCCTTCTCGTGCTCGTGCGTACAGATGATATCCCGGTACACAATTCCGTCCAGCTCCGACAGCCACCGGACCTTATCCGGCGTCTCGTACTGGTTCGACAGCAACCGGTCGACCGTCTCGATTGCTTCTCTGATTTTCATAGTCCCCTCCTTACCAAAAGAAGGGGCATTTCTGCCCCTTCCTCTGCTTCATGCCGTCATGGGCATTCACTTGTCAGTTGTCCGCCTGCGCGCGGCGGAAGGCTACCTCCTCCGCCATCCGCGCGTTCATCAGGACTTCATACACCGGCAGCGGGACCTGCACGTCCTTGCCCTTCGGCACCTGAAACGTCCGTCCGTTTACCGCCACGAAGCGGCTCTGCTCCTCATTTCCCTGCCCGCGGGGCAGGTAGATCGTCTTCATGACGTTCCACACGTCTTCCGGGTTTGCCTGTACAGCCGCCGTGGCGGTCTCTTTCGTTGTCATGTTATGTGCTCCTTTCTCAGTTTGCCTCGTCCGTGCCGGAGTATGCGCTGCAGCTCTCCACGCGGACCATTCGGTCCTCATACAGCAGCTTTGCCGCCATCTCGGCCTTGTAGCCGACGGTAGAGAACTGATCCAGCGGGCCGCCGATCTGTCCCTTGTTCTTAATGATCATCTCAAGATTGCCGCCCTCCGGGTCGATCATCTTGTATGCGTCCTTGCCGAGGAACAGCGTTGCGTACACGCTGTAGTAGACCGCCGGGTTTCCGTCAGCCGCTGCAGTCTTGACCGGGCAGGTCGAGTTGTTGAAGATCTTCGCTTCCGTCGTCTCGACAAACCGGACGCCGTGCAGCTCGCCAATCTCACCCGAGAACAGCGGCGTGACGTCTGCATACTTGTGCGCCTCGACCCATGCGTTCGAGGACCGCAGGTCGTATGCGACCGACGGGTGGATGATGGCGACGTACTTGCCGTCGATCTTCGGGGCCTTCATCTTCTTCAGCGTCGTCACGGCCTTGTTGACCTCGTCCGGCGTCAGCTTGGCCGTCAGGTCGAGGCCCGCACGGCTGGTGACTTCCGTATGCGCGCCGCCCGTTGCAACCTTGTCGCAGTACTGCACATTCGAGCCTGCCGCGGCCGCGTCGCGCACGCGCTTGTCGATGGACGTACCCGCGGAAGCGCCGAGCTCTTCGGTCGCGCCGAGGATGACGTTGTCCAGCGCATGCAGTTCGAGCTGATCGGAAACCGTCACGTACAGGCCGATCTGCTTGAGTGCGCCGGTCATGCTGGTCTGTCCCATCTTCTGGCCGGTCGGGATGACGCCTTCGGTCAGCTCCTCCGCATCCGGCAGCGTGTTCCACTTGCGCCACTCCACGGTCTTGCCATGGTTGCGCGGCAGCAGCTGACGGCCTGCCAGCTGCGCATGCACGAGGTTCGGTCTGGCGTTTTCAAGCAGCTGCGTGTCGTAGAACGTCTTCATGGTCATCGCCAGCGTGTCGTTGCCGCTGAATGCGGTCGTCTGACCGGTGCCTGCGTTTACGTAGTTGCCGGTCGCGTTGACGAGCGTACCAGCGTCAGCAAAAAACTGAAATCCGACTTTGGATTTAAACATAGCTTCTTATCTCCTTTCTCAGGGGATCACTCGTTCCCCTCTTGCCGCGCGGCGGCGCATGTCCTCCACCTCCGCGCGTGACCAGTGTGTTTTCATCGGGACGTTCTCTCCGCCCGCAGCGCCGGAGCCGATCTCCTGCGGCCGCGCGCCCTGCGCCTGGATGGTCCGCATGACGTTCTCCCGCGCCTGGTTCGCCACCAGCTGCGCCTGTGCCTGTGCGATCTCCTGCTGATGGATGACCTCATAGGCCGTCTTCGGCGGCACGCCCGCGCCCATGAGCCGTGCAAAATCCGGGTTCTGCATCTCGGTCTCAAAGTCCGCGCCGTACCGCGCCGTCACATCCCGGGCGAAGTCTGCCTGGATCCCGGCGAAGGCTTCTCGCATCTGGTACTCCTGCAGCTGCCGCCGCATGGCCGTATTCTCGGCCCGGCCCGCGTACTCCTTTTTGAGCGCGTCCGTCGTCGTGCCCTTCTCCATGGCCTCCGCGCTATAAAGCCGCTCGTCAGCGGAAAAGCGCTGTGCCAGTGCCGCGAAGTCCGTCTTCCTCGGGTCCGACGTGTCGATCCCATAGAGCGCGCCCAGCTGGTCGATGATCGGCGCCATCGCCTCGGCCTGCCCCTTGTACTGGTTCAGTCCGCGCACGCGCTGCTTTACGACCTTCTGCACCGCAGAATCAAAGTCCTGCTTGTAGCGGCCCCGGATCAGACTGTCAAACGTTTCTTCCTGCTGTGTACCCTGTCCCTGAGCGTCGGGGACGGTGACCGGCTGCTGCTGCACCTGCGCCTGTGCGGCTGCCTCCTGCCCGCTCTGCTGACCGGCGACGTCAGCTGCGCCCATGGTCTGAGCGCCTGCGCCCGTGAATTCGCCTTCCATGCTGTAAATTCCTTTCTGGCGTTTATTCTAAAATCATCGTAGCACAAACTTTTCAGAGTTTCACCCCACGCGGATCAAGTCGGCTGTGCACTTTCTTCCGACTTTTTGCGCGCATTCTCCACGATCTTCGGCTCCTGCGTCTCGCCGGTGTTGATCTCCGGCTTCTCCGCTGCCGCGGCGCTCGCCTGCGGGACTGCCTGTCCGCCCTCCTGCAGGATCTGCTGCGCCAGCCCCTCACCCATGACCGGATCGTACCGGTCTGCCAACGCCAGCGCCAGTTGCTGCCACTCGACCAGCCGCTGCTGCAGGTCCGCGTTCTCCTGGACCTTCTGGATGATTGAGTCCTTCCCGTCAAAGTCCATCATGTCCAGCGTTGCAAGTGTCTGGTCCACCATCTGCGGGTTGAAGAACCCCAGCTGGAAGAACTGCAGCGCCAACTCGTTCTGCGCCATGGACGTGTACTCGCTTGCCTTCTGCGCCGATACCTCAATGTCGAAGACCGGTTTCCGCAGCCCATCCGGCTGCCCGTTCGCGCCGTAGAGCGTCTGCGGCTGCAATCCCTGATTGCTGTACTGTACGAACTGCTCTGCCCCTCGCTGCCCGATGATCCGGAACTGCCGCGGCAGATCATAGAACTGCCGGATGCGCTCAATGACCATCCGGATCATCCGCGCGTAGGCCCGGTAAGCCGACTTTGTGGAGTCCTTGCTGCTCCTGCCGGATGCCTCCTGCAAGGCCGCAATGGCCGAGGCTGCCGTCACGCCCGAGTTTGTCGCGCCGTTGTTGACGTCCGTGTTTCCCGTTGTCCACTTTAGCTCCTCGATCTTGTTCTGCAGAATGGCGATATAATTGCTGTTGAGCATGTTGACCTGGATCGGCTGCAGACTGTCCTGCCCCAGATTCCCATCCACATGCACGAACGGCTTCGTCCAGTCCGCGAATTCCTGCTCGTTGACCGACCCGTCCGACCGCTTGAACCACCGAGGCGTCGTCGTCATGATCGCGTTCTTTACGATCGCCTGATTCATCCGGTCGATCTGCTCCTGCGTCGACTTGCCGATGTCGATATACCCATACCCGGCAATGCTGCCCTCCACCGGGAACAGCGCGTCGACCACAAACGGGTATTCCCCGTCGTCATACAGCCCCGTCTCGGCCATGGGCCGCCCGGCCGGCTGCTGCACAATGCTCCCGTCCGGCAGCGTCAGCGTGTCATATTTCTGTTCCGTATCGTTCTCCGTCGCCTGCAGGATGGTGTCGCCCACCAGCTTCGCAAAGTGCAGCACCTGCCGGCCGTTCTGATATTTCTTGTAATACCAGTCCACCACCATCGACTTGTTGTCAAAATTGATGACGTCGTCCGTGTTGTACTTCTGCTGGATCTGCGGATTGGAGTTGAGCTTTCCCTGCAGCTCCGGGTATTTCGCGAGCAGCAGATCGTTGTCCACCATCTCCGTCAGGAAGATGTTCTTCGACTTCTGCAGATCCCGGACGCCCGGCTCCCAGAAGAAAGACAGAATATCTACCGGCTGCACCGAGATATCCCCGAGGCCGTTCAGCTTCGAAGAATCCCACTTCACGTGCCAGATGAGCGTGCCCTGCTTGAGCTTCGTCCACTGGCTGTCCGAATAGACCTCTTCGAAGTCGTTCTGTTCCAGAATGACCGGCAGCACCGAGGAAAGCTTCGCCGCCTCCTCCCGGTCGTCCGGTTCCCGCGGGCGGATGGCCGGGGCCGGATAGGCCGCGATCGCGTCCGCGTGCTTGCCCATGATGACGTTGAAGAGCCACGCCGACGTCCACTTGTCATCCTCCGGGTTCCCTTTTTGGATCCGCTGCCAGCTGCGCATGCGCCACCAGTCCTCCGAAGCAATGACCCGCGCCTCCAGCGCACTCTTGCCCTGCCGGTATTTCTGCAGCGTGTCCATGGCCTTTCTGGCCTGCTCTTCGCCGATGGCCTTTCGCGCCGTCAGCCCGCTCGCCGTGTCATTCTGCATGGTCGTCTGCATCTGCTCTGTCTGCATTGTCCGCTTCCTCCTTCCGCAGGTCTTCCGCCGTGAGTCTTGCCACCTCGTTCTGGATCCCGTCCAGCACAAAGCCCACGATGACCGGCGGCAGCCCCGCCTCGTTGATGGCCTCGATCAGCCGCCCCCGCAGCTGCACCACTGCTTTTGTAATATTCATAGCTCCTCCTATCCGTTATAACTGCTGATTGCCCGGTTGAGCGCTTCCTTGAGCGCAGAATAGCTGTTTGCAAAGTACGTCGCTTCCAGCTTCGTCCCTGCCGATACCGTGCTGACGCTTCCCGCGCCTGCCAGATTCCCGATGGCGTTTGCCGCCTCGTTGTAGATGGCCGCCGTAATCGTCTGCCCGGCATAGGCCGTCGTGAAGGAAATGCTCCCGTAGCCTCTGGCGGCCCGGACCTCGTTGATCTTCGCCGTCAGCCGGTTCCAGCTCGCCGCCGTCAGGTATGTCACGGCCTTCCCCGCCGCGATATACGACGCATCGTCGCTCGTCCACGCGAAGGCCGCGATCTGCGCCTTCGTCTCGCCGGATACGGTGTTGGATGTCTTCGAGTCCGTCCCGGCCTTGTTGACGATCCAGAAATAATACGTCGTGCCCGGTTCCAGCCCCGAGACCGTCACCGGCGAGCTGCCGATCGACTGCGAGCCGATGGCCGTATAGCTCGTCTTTCCCCAGTAGAGTGTCCAGCTTCCGTACCCGCCGCCGTTTTTGTCCCACGTGACCGTCGCCGTGTTCTTCGTCAGCGTGACCCCGCTGATGTATGGTGCGACTGCCGTGATCTTCGTCTTGTAGTACACGCGCACGGCCTGCCCGCTCGTAATGGGGATCGTCTCCGTCGCCGCGTGATTTGTCGCATACCCTTCCGACGCGAGCCTGAAATACTGGAATTCATACTCCTGCGAATACGTCTGGTACTGCGTGCCGGACATGGACAGGAAGAACGAATTGCCGATCGTGCCGGAGACGGACCCGTCTGACAGCGTGTGCTGCCCGTCCAGGTAGTTGTAGATCGGAATCGTCGTGGTCTTGCTCTGGTAGTAGACCTTGACGGTTTGCCCCTCCTGGATCGGGATCGGATAGCTCGCGTCGTGCTCCGTGCTGTAATTCTGCGACGACAGCCGGAAATACAGGAAATGATACTGCTGCGAGTACGTCTGATACTGCGTGCCCGCGGCCGAAATGTAAAACGTATCTCCGATATCGCCTTTGAAGGACCCGCTCGCCAGCTGCGTCAGGTTATCCAGGAAGTTTAGAATGCTGACCGTCGCCTGCGAGGTCGACTGTGCCAGCGTCCGCACGCTGATGGAGTTTGTCTCGGCGACAAGCGCCCCCGTGCTGCTGTTGTAGATCCGCACGCGGCAGATATACAGCGTGTCCGGTGTCAGACCAGTAATGACCCGGTGGGCCGTTGTCGTGCCCGCGGTCGTGTCTGTCACGGTCGCCATGACCTGTCCCGCAAGGATATATTCATATTTCCGTTTGTACGCCGTCGTGGACGACATGCCCGAGATCGTCAGCGTGATACTTGTCGGTGTTCCCGACGTGCCGGATAGCGTTGCCATTCAGATCACCTGCCTATCCGAACACCGGCGTAATGCCGCTTACGCCGCCGGAGGCGGTAAACCGGATACTCCCGTCCGATTTTATCTGCATGCTGGCCGTCCCCGCCGCGTTCTGCAGATACACATCACCGCTCGTCGACCGCACACGCACCGCCGGACCCGACAGGTCGACCGCATAGGCTGCCGAGCTGGAGGACGTAAACTGCAGACTTCCCTCCGCGCCGCTGATCTTGCCGTTCGAGAAGTTCGTACCCGCGATCTCAAGACCGTTGCTGATGATGTTGATCTCATCCATGATCTGCTTGAGCTTCTTCTGGATGCTCGTACCGTCGAGCTTCAGATCCGTCGCGTTGATCGTTCCGCCGATCTCAGCCCCCGTGCACGTCAGCTTGCCGTTCGCGTCGACCTTGAATTTGTCCTTGATGGAAAGCCCGCTCGTGCCGAAGTACATGCTTGCGCTGCCTCCAAATTCATTGGCTGTGCGGAAAATGCTGCTTTCCGAGATCGTCCACGGCCCGAAGGTCGAGTCGGCTGCCGCCGTGATCTTCCCCGACAGCACCGCCCCCGCCGCCTCCAGCGTCCCGGACGGAAAATGGAGCTTCTTGTCGCTTAAATACGCGACCTCCTGCCCGTCCTGCCAGAAGCTCACCCGGTCCGGCGTCACCGTCACCAGCTCGTTCTTCGTCTGGTCGATGACCCGTTCGCCGCCGTCCGTCACCGTCGTCTCGATGTTGCCCACGCCCACGCCGTAGACCGGCACAGCGTCCTTGTAGTACAGCAGCCCCGTCTTGATGAACTGCTGCGAGTTGACGGAGAACGCATTGTTCACGCCCGCCGTGTAATCATACAGCTGTTTGATGCCGACGGAATTGCCCTCGATCGTCAGCTGCGTCTTTTCGAGATACTTTCCGAAGTCCGAGATGGCCACATAGCTGCCGGACAGCTTCGTCGACCACGTCTCCGAGTTCGCCGCGGCGAAGTCCGCCGTCTTGATGATGAGGGACTTTAAAGCCGCATAGCCCGAAAGCGTTGTCTTCTTCTCCGCCTCCGGTAGGCTGTCCGCGTCGATGGCCTGTGCGATCTCCGTCAGCGTTGCCTTCGCCGACCAGTCGGCGAGGTTCAGCTGCTCCGTCACGCTGCACAGATACCGCCGCATGCTCTCCAGCTGCTCCTGCGTCGTCTTCCCCGCGATCGACGGGTATGCAAGTGTCAAAGATCCCATTATGCGTCACTCCCTGCCTCTAAAACCCGCGCCAGACTGAACAGCTTCATCTCGCCCTTGCCCGTCAGCCGGAACTTCAGATTGTCACATCTGGCCGGGCGGATCGGCAGCAGGAAGGTCCTGAGGCCTCGCCCCTCGATATGCCCGCAGTGCCGCCAGACCCCGTCGGAGTCGTACTGCACCCAGAAGTCGACCGAGGAGCCCTTCGGCAGCTGCATCCGCAGGTTGATCCGGGACACATACTTCTTCCCGACCAGCCCATACGTCATGATCCCCGTCTCCGCCATCCACTGCACACTGTCTTCCAGCGTCCCGACCGAGCCATAGACAGTCCTGAGCGTTCCATCCTCAAGGAAGTACAGCTCATCGTCCACCCGGGCAAAGGCTTCCGCGTGCGTCGCGTCCTCCCGGTGCCACAGGCCTTTTCTCGTGTCGTAGACGAACAGCGACCAGTTATGACCTTCATCCTCCATGCTGATGAAATACTTTCCTCTGGCGCCGCCCGCCACGGCGTTGTAATACAGCTTCGTCCCGAAGCAGCTTCCGATCTCGCTCGGCAGACTCCCGTCGTACACGCAAACGCCCATCCGCGATTTGTAATACAGCCGGTCATCCACCACGACCAGGCTCTTGCTCGACCCATTTTGCACACCCGCGCATTTCTGCACGACCACCTGATGCGCCCCCGTCGCCGACGGATACACCCGGTGGAAGCAGTCCTCCTTGAAGAACACCGGGCTGTCCGCCAGCGTCGCCGCGCCGGTCCACTTTCCGTCCGTGCCGCAGCTCGCGCGCCACGAATCCGTCGACACGCCCTGGTAGCACTCCCAGTTCTTAAAATCGCCCAGCTTGCAGCAGTAGATCTCATTGGCGGTCTCTCCGTCCGCCACGCCGTACTTGCAGCCCCACAGCCGGTTCCCGCTCTCGGTGATGAAGTCCATGCTTGGGACCTTCCGGGCCGTCTTCACGGTCCCGCTCGTCACCTTCGTCGTCTCGTCGACAAGGCCGACGATCACGAGGTAGCTCTCGCCCACGTCGTACAGGATCTGGCTGCCGTTGAGCTTTTCGACCTGCTCGTTTCCGCTGAGGCCCGAAAGCTGAATGCCGTCATACTGCTTGAAACCTCGACCGATGCCATTGGCGGAAAGCTTCAGATACACCGTCGGCACGGATACCCACTGGCTCGTCGCCTCCGCCCACTGCTTGAGCGTGTGGAGCTTGCCGGACGTATCCAGCCAGTACTGCCCGTTCGACGGGCTCTCCGGCTGGCTGGCCTGCGTGTAACTGACCGTCAGCGCCGTCCCGTCGACAAGACACAGGGAAATGTCAATGTTCGTGCTTGCCGCGTTGACGGTGTTCTCCTGTCCCATGTATCCGTTGTCGGAATACTTCTCGGTGTTGAAGTAGATCCCATCCGGGAAAATGCACAGGTACGCGCCCATGGAAATGAGCTGCTTTTCTCCCGCCGAAATGGATACAGACGGCATATACGCCTCCATGGAAGCGCCGTTGATGTACAGCGTATTGTTCTGCACCCAGCACAGCGCATCCTTCGCCAGAATCCCCTGCACGCCCTCGATCGCCTGCGCCGTCCCCCGCCGCTGCCGCGGCGCGAGCAGCGGATACGCATCCGCCGACAGATTCTCCATGTCGTAAAACTCCCCGTCCGCGAGTTCGAGGTTGTGGTTGTATCCGAGAAAGACCTCCGTCATCATGGTCTGCTTCTCAGTCTCCGTCAGTTGTGGTGCCAACATGGCCTTACCTCCGTTTCATCATGTCCAGCGGATCAAAAAGGATCCGCTGCTCTTTCACAGCCCGGATCGGCTTGATCGGCCGCGACATGCAGAAATATCTCCATTCGTCTGCGACGTGGTCTTCCATCGTCGTATCCAGATCCTCTACCTTGTGCTCGTCATAGATCAGCGTCGGGATCGTCCGGATGAACGCCCTGCAGGTGTTGAAGACATACATCCGCGGATATCCATCCTCGTCAAACTGCAGCCGGTAGTGGCACTGCATCCAACCTGCAATGCGTTCATTGTCTCCAGGCGTAAAAAATACGCCGTACCGCGCAGCCGTGTCTGCGACCGATTCTCCGCGCGACGCATCCCAGATCGCGGGGTCCGCCACGCCGATGATGCTTTTCCCCTTGAGCCACGGGTGCTGCATCTCCGTTTTGTGGATCTCTTCAAACTGTTTGTCCGGTGTCCACTTTACGCCCTCGTTCGGCGTCCGCGTGCAGCCGTACAGCTCCATGATCCGGTAGATCGTCCCATCATAGTCGACCGCCCACCACGCGCAGGAAAACGGCTTTCCATAGCCAAAGTCATAGCTCCGGCAGATCGTCCACCCATCCGGGATCTCAAACGGCTCGATGACATGCGTCCAGCGCCGGTCCTTGTAATGCTCCGGCACGTCCCGGAAGTCCTCGAAGAACTGTCCCTCATAGACGTCCCAGCGTCCGTCCTTCCACGCTGCCCGCAGCGTCGGCGGCAGATTCTCCAGCTCGCGCAGGTAGGCAGGCTGCGTATCCATGAGGGCCTTGTTGTCCTCTACCTTTGCCTGAATGAAGAAATAGTCATCCGGGTCTTCATCGGGATTGAAATTCCGATCGACGAAGACACGCTTGAAGTACGCGTGCCCCGGCCCGCCGGGGTTCAGCGTGTAATACGTCCGCTTTGGAAATCCATTCGTTCCGCGCACGCAGAGATTGATTTTGCGGATCCAGCTTTCCTGCAGCTGCCCGGCCTCGTCGATGAACACCACGTCATATTCCGCGCCCTGATACTGCCCCAGGTCCCCTTCGTTTGCGCAGTACCCGAAAGAGATCGTCGACCCGTTCGGGAAGCGGAACATTTTGTCCGACCGGTTGTATTTTGCGAACCCGGCCAGCTCCGCTGTCAGCTGCTCGATGTGGTTATTCTGCAGCTCCTTGTATGTCTTTCGGACGATCAGGATCTTAATGCCCGGATACCGGAACGCCAGCAGCTTTGACTTTGTCCGCACGGCCCAGCTCTTTCCGCCGCCGCGCGCGCCGCCATAGGCGATGTGCCGGTGTTTGTCCTTGAGGAAGAGTGTCTGCTTCGGCTGCGCCCGCCCGAGATTCAGTGTTCTCATTCGCTCGCGTCCTCCGCGTCACATTCCAGCAGCACACGCGGCGTCTGATCCTGCTTTTCGTCCCCGGCGTCTCTGCGATACCGGAACCCATACTCCAGCGCGAACTGTGCCCCCCGCTGAGAGTCCCGGTCGAACAGTCTTTCTGCCGTATATTGTTCCACGCGCGTCTGCGCGCGCGAAATCGTGTCCATAAATTCTTTCCTGGCCTTGTAGTTGTACAGACTCTGCCTGCTGGAAAAGCCCAGCGCCAGCGCAAGCCCCGGGATCGTCGGCGGCTTCCGCCCCACCCAGACCGGAGTCCCATCTTTCTGGTTGAAAACGATGCTCCCGTCCTCATCCCGCAGGATCTCTCCCTTGCAGCTCTCAAAATACGCCTCGATCAGCCCTTCGATCTGCTCCACGGATTCATACTTCGGTTTCCTCGCCATGGCTCACGCCTCCCTTCTGCTTTTCAGCATAGCGTATCCGGAAAATCTTTTCACCCCACGCACGCAGAATGAGCGCATACGGCGTTCCGCATGCGCTTCGGCTCTCATTCTGTTCTTTCGTAGTATCGGAGCTTTGCCGCCGCGATGCTGCACCGCACGTAGTCAAAGCTGGCGCAGTATCGCGTGATGTAGTCTGACGTCTCCCGCCGCTCAGGAAATGCGAGCACGCATTCTCCCTCGCAGCGGATCGTCTTTTTCCCGGCTGCCTGCCAGAATGGGCAGATATACTCCCTGTGCCAGTAGTCGCTCGTCCCTATCACCCTTTCGTCTTAAAACCTTACGCATATACAAGGCTTAATTTAAGCGGCTCCCGTTCCGCTTTTTTTCTGATCTTGGATCGACTACATACTTATAATATTGATACCCGTACTTTGTCGTCCGTGCCTCGACGAGGATATAGCCGCGCGGGGCGACGGGCGGATGCTTGGGGCTGTACTCGCGCACGGCCTCGGTCGCAGGTTCCGGCTCTGGGCGGATACAATTTCGCGTCGCTTTGTACCGGTGGCCGCCGAATTCTTTTCTCCAGTGCGCATGCAGGTAACTGGCAAGTGCTGTGTAGTCCTGGCCGTGGTCGACCTTGTTTCCCTGCTCATCTATATAATAATTGTGCTTTCTCAGGTGCCGAACCTCGATCACGCTGCCGAGCCCCCAAAGCCCGCCGATGGCTTCTTCCGGGATCCCCTCTGTTACCAGGTGCAAATGGAAGCGATTGGTTGTTTTTCCTCTTCCGTAGAAAGCAACGATTTTGGCCTCCGGATAGTGATACTGCATGCGGCGCACAAGGTTGTCGCGCACTCTGCGCATTTCCTCTGCGGTATGTACCTCGTTTTCTGTATCCAATGTCAAAGTGGAATACAGGCTTGTGGGAGAGAAATTGGCGTTCATCAGCGCAACGAGCCGATCCAGCGATTGCTTGCTGTTGAATTCATCGCGTTCTTCCTGCGACTGGAAGCGCGGCTTTCGCGGCTTGCTGGTCTTCGGATCCGCGCCATCAGACACGGTATAAACGATCTGCGTACATACCGCCCCTGTAAACAGGCGGCGCTTGTGTCTCTTTGCCATCATCCACACCTCTTTCTCCCGGGCGGACAGAGCCGTCCGCCCCTACAGGTCTTCTGCCCGCTCAAAGCGTGGCCGGAAATTCCGGCCACAGTTTCAACGGTCAGTTCGTGTATCCGCATGCCTTGCATGTGCATACGTCTGTCTCAGCGTCCCATTCGCAATCTGATGCCCCGCATTTCGGGCAGTGCCCCCACGCGCCTCGCGCTCCTTTTGGATCTGGCCCCGGCCCATTCAGCTTTGCATACCACAGATCCCCCTTCTGGCCCGGGTCTTCCCAATGTGCGGTATGCTCACGATTATCCCCGCGTGCCTCTCTTGCCTTCTCGATCCGCATTTCCAGCCGTGCGAGTTTCTGCTGCCGGATTTTCTGCACTTTTTTCTTGGCGCCATACAGCTGCTCCAGCTCCTCCAGCACGATCTGCACGTCTGCAATCTCCTCGGCGATCTCATCAAGGTTATCGATCCGTCCATCCCCAAGATCTGTCCGCGCCGCAAATATCGTCCGCTGCGCCTTGCACAGTTCCTTCGTCAGCTCTGCCATTTCTTCGATGGCAACCGCGAGCTGCAGATCCACGCCGAACGTCTTGATCGCAGACCAATAGAGTTTCCCCGTGTCAGTCATTCTGCGCCGCCTCCAGTTCCTTTCGCTCTTGCATAAACCCGTGCAGGAACAGCTCCAGCAGAGCGGCGGCGCGGTTGGTCAGATTTGTGAAATCCTTTTTGCTGATCTGCAGTTTGCCGGTCGTAACAACCTCAGTCTCCGGTCGACCAATAATCTGAATTGTCGGATTAGGCACCAGCTTCTTTGCACCGTCCGTCCCCACTTCGAAGAGCGGCGGCGTGGACTGCTCCATGACGATGCGCGGCGGGTATTGCTCGCCGCGGAAACTGGTATCCCATTGCTGTTTTTCGTAGTATGCGACAAAATTGTCTAGGTCGTGCGCAAACGCGCCCATGATTTCTGCCATTTTGATACTCCCTTCAAATTGTGATGATCTCCCGCCTCGACTGGCGGGTGAATTTTCGTTCCGGGCAGAAGCGGCATTCGGTGCAGCTCCAGGCGCCGCGGTAGTTGTTGCGCGTCGGGCAGAAGGCGTTGTAGCAGATCCCGGAGCCTGCCCACTGCGGGCCGCGTCCGAATTTTTTCTTCTTCGGTTCGGCTTTTGGCTTTTTGGCTGGATCCCTCTTGGTGACGAGCGTGGCCGCGCGTTCTTTCCGGAAGCAGCCGCAACTCTTTGCATGCCCGTTCCGGAGGTATTTTCCGTCCTTGCTGCAGATGGTCCCGCATTTACACCGGCAGATCCAGTGTGCCGTGTCTCCTTTTTTGCTGGTATCCCGCCCGATGACGTGCAAATATCCAAAGTCCATGCCCGTCAGGTCGACTACGTGCGACATTTCCATTCTCCTTTCGTCAGGGGCCGGTCTCCCGGCCCCTATGCAGAGCGGACTTGCACCGCCTGCGCCTGCGCGTCCCCCTGTCGCCGCAGGCGAGCTGCCCTTGTCTGCTCAGACAGCTTTCCATAAGGAGGTAACACGATGCCGCCGGGCGATCCCGACACCCGGCGTGGGGTAACGTTGACGGTTCCCATCCGCGCGCACGTTCCACACGCGCTTTTTATCCCCGGCCCGCGGGCTTGAGGTTTCGCGGGCCGGGTGCAAAGCCGGCGGATCCTCCCGCAGCCGTCTCATGGCGGAGCGGCCGCGGCATAAGTCCGAAAAAAAAT